GTAGGCGGCCCGGGCGGCCGTGGTCAGTTTCCCAGCCGGCCCTCGCTGACGGCGCGGCTGTAGGCCTCCATGATGGCGGCGGCCGCCGCGGGCAGTTCGTCGGCCAACTGGGCCGCCGCCTGCGGGGTGAGCTTGTCTTCGAGGTTCCAGCTGTCCAGCACGTCGGCCAGGTAGGCGCCGTTGCGGTCGACCGAGGCGGCCATGATGTCGGCCAGCGTGGCGGACGGGCCGCCAGCGTCCGTAGCGCCGAAGGTGGCGGCCAGGAACTCGCCGAACTGCTTGCGCGTGCGGTAGCGGAACACGCACTCGATCTCGCCATCCTCGCCGCTCGGCAGCTTGAACTTGACGGTGACGGGTGCGTAGGTCTTGGGCGGCTTGCCCAGGGTGATCTTGGCCATGGTGATGGGGTCTTTCGCGGGTGGAGAAAAGCCCGTGCCCAGCCAGGCCTCCCCCGCGAAGAGGAGAACCCGGCCGGGCCGTGGCATGGAGTTGCGCCGTCAGGCGCGGGGATCAGCTGGCGTAGCGCGTGAGGCGGTTCGTGCCGTTGAAGGCGCAGACCACGGTGTTGATCTGGCCGTCGTTGAACTGCACGGCTTCGTTCAGCGCCACGGTGCCGGGGATCAGGTTGACCTGGCCCGAGCGGGTGGTGATGCGCAGCGCGGTATCGGTCTGCACGTCGGTCAGGGACTTGAGCGCGGCGTAGCCGGCGCCGCCGATGGCGTCGGCGTCCAGCGTGAGCTGGTAGGACGAAGCGTTGAAGCCGTCGTTCTTGCCGTAGCGAACGTCGGAGTCCATGTACTTGTAGTTGACCGTGATGGGGTCGCCGCCGGAGCTGGAGATGGCGGTGATCATGTCGATGGTCTGCCAGGTGGACACCTTGCGCACCGAGCCCGCGCCGGTGCCGGCGGGGAAGAAGGTGGTGTTGCTGGTGTCGATGCTCTCCAGCGTGATGCTGACGTTGGCGGACAGCGACTTGACGCGCGCCAGGCGCTTGTTGAGCCGGCCCCAGCCGCTGGTGACTTCGACGAAGTCGCCGTTGGACAGGCCGGTGGTGCTGGCCATGCCCAGGACGCACTCGGCGGCGTTGGAGGCGCTAGAGGTGGGAAGGGCTGAGCCGAACGCAGTTGCGACTGCGACGGTGGTGCCGGTAGGTACTTGAGCCATGGTGAGGGGCCTTTCAGAAGTGAAAAGCCCGCCGGGCGGGATGCGCGGCGGGCCGGGGTGATGCCCTCATCGGGCAAAGAAAAGCCCGCCGCGGCGGAGGTGCCGGGCGGGCTGATTGGGGGCGTCAGGTCAAGCGGTCAGGTCAGCGGGCGCTCCAGATGGAGAAGTCCTGCAGGCAGCCGCGGCGGTCGGTGTCGTCGTCGACGTCGCCGATGGGCTCGCTGTCGGGGCGCGCGGTGAAGGCCGAGGCGGCGCACAGCGCGTCTTCGATGGCACGGCACAGGGCGAGCGCCTCGGCGCGCGTGGCAGCCCAGGTGTTGACCTGGACCATGCTGTGGCGCTTGTCGGCCGCGGCGTTGTTCACGTAGCGCAGCGGCTGGCCGCCGATGTGCTGGTACGTGATGTAGGGCACGGCCGCGCCCTGCGGCGCGACGTCGGGGTAGACGCGCGGGCAGGCGGTGACGAGCACGGCGACGAGGTCGGATTCCATGCTCACTTGAGCAGCCCCTTTTTCTGCAGCTCGGCGAAGAAGCGCTCGGCCATGGCCGCCTGGGCCTGCGGGGCGCGGGACCAGGCGCTGCGGAGGAAGGCCTTGCCGGGGATCTGCAGCGGGCCGCCCTTGCGAGGCATGTAGTAGGCGTCTTTGACCGCCTGCGACGCGCTGCGCTTGGGCTTGGGCTGGCCCTGCATCTCGGGGCGCACCATCGGGAACATGCGGCCGCGGGCGTCGCGGGCGATTTCGTAGCGCTGCAGGTAGCCGAACTCGACGAGGTGGCCGTGGGGCGCCTTCTTCTCGTTCCAGCTGATGCGGTAGGTGGCGCGGCCCGCGCCGCTTTCACCATCGGCGAACGCCTGGTAGATGCTGCGATCCAGGTTGCCGGTGACGCGGCGCAGGCGCGCGACGTTGGCCTTGACCTGGTCGTACAGCACCTGGGCGCCGGCCTGCGCAGCAGGGCGGGCGGCGGCCAGGGCCTCGTCGACGAGGGCGTCGAGACCGAGGTCAGCGCCGGTCATGGTGATGGTCAGGCTCACGAGACCACCTCGCAGACGAGGTCGGCGAAGTCGCGCTCGGGCAGCAGCACCGCGCGCACGGCGTAGACGACACCGCCATGCAGCACGCGCCAGCCGGCCGCCAGGTCGGCGCGGCGCCAGACGCGGATGCTGGCCTGCACGGCGCTGACGCGGGCATCGGCCTTGATGGCCTGCAGGCCGTTGACGTGGCGCACGTCGGCCCACACGTCGGCCACGGTCGTGAAGCCCTGCGTGGGCTGGCCGAGCGCGTCCTGCCCGGCCGCCGGCTGCTGGAGGGTGACGCGGTGGTTGAGGGTGACCATGGCGTCAGGCAAAGAGGCGTTCGCCGTCGAGCAGGCGCTCGAACAGCGGGTTGACGGTGAGCACGCCGTTGGACAGGGCCTCGGGGCTTTTGACCCAGGCCGAGACGACCGCTTTGATGAAGGTGCGCACGGACTCGGGCACGGTGGCAGCCTCCGCGCCGGGCGCGGGGCCGGCGGTCAGGTCGATGCGCACGCGCGGGCCGACGGGGCGGTCGGCCAGCACGGGCCAGCTGGTGCCGGTGGCCGGGGCCAGCACGGTGCCGTTGTTGCCGATACCGCCGGGGGCGTAGACGTAGGCGCTGCTGTCGAGCGGCGAGGCGGAGAAGTCCACGCCCGTCCAGTACCGGACGGCGCTGGCGGTGGCGTTGTGCACGGCGAGGGCGTCGGTGTCGGCCGGCCAGTCGGCCAGCTCGGCGCGCAGCACCTGGCCGCGGTAGCAGCGGCCGGTAAGGTGCTCGGCCTGCTCGCGCGCGGAGGTGATGAGGCTGGCGAGCTCGGCGTCGAGCGCGTCGGTGTCGATGCGCGCGGCGACCTTGACCTCGGCGACCGTGACGGGGTCGAGCGAGTCGGCGACGTAGAGGATGCGCTGCATGGGGTGGGCGTGAAAAAGCCCGCGCTAGGCGGGCTTGGTGGGGTGGCGGTACTTAACCGGCAGGGGCTTGGAATCAGGCCGTCGGGCTGAAGGTGTACGGCGCCGTGTCACGACGCAGCTCGAACTCGCCCACGTCCAAATTGCCGGTCACACCGGCCGCGCCGTAGATGCCCATGCGCACGGTGATGATTGCGCACGTCGGGTCCAGCGTGACGGTCGGAGTGCGCAGCACGTAGGTGCCTGCCGGCACATTGGTGGGCAAGGCGTCAGCTCCGCCCCAGTTGTTGCAGTTCGACTTTTTGACGATCGAGCCGTAGCCCGAGGTGTACTGCCAGATCTGCAGCACCGGCAGCACCGCCCCCGTCCAGGCGGACAGTGCGATACGGCACTGAGCGATTAGCGATGCGCCGGTATCCAAGGGGTCAACGACCTTCAGCGTCGCCGCGCCGGAAGTGAATGACGCACCTGGCGTGGTGGACCAGGTCGCGGTCGGGTCAGCACCAGCGGCCAGGGCGCCGGCCGTCGTGACCCGGTAGGCCACACCATTCGGCACGGTGGGCCGCACGATGTCATTGAGGTTGACGGCCAGGCCGGAGGCCCAGTAGCGGAGGATGGTGTCGAGCGGGCCGCAGAACAGCTGTTCGTTGGCGCCACCGACCGTGCAGGCCAGGCGCAGCATCTCGCCCGAGCGCCAATCCGACTTCGCCACCTTGGAGGCAACGGCTGTGCTCGTGCCAGAGCGGCCCGTCTGCCAGCGGTCTGGGCCGGTGCCAGTGATACCGGCGCCGAGCGAGAAGCCGTTGACGCCGCCCGCGTTGTTGCCCCAGGCGTTGCCGTTGAGGACGATGTTCTTTTGCGCGGAACCGACCGTCATGAGTCCAGCGGTACCGGGTGCGATCTTGGGGACGATGGGGTCCAGCACCTCGAACAGAGAGCGTCCCATCGGGACGGCGCCCTGTGTGATCGGGTGGATGCCATCGTTCGTCGTGCCAGCAAGCGGCGCGCCGTCGGTCGCCGACATCAGCGCGCCGGCCATGTCGCACAGCAGCATGCCGGTCGTCGAACGCGCGTAATCGACAATCCAGGCGTTCAGCGCCGTCCACTGCTCGATCTGTGCAGCGCTGTAGGTGGCCGGCGTGACCGTGCAGGCGATGACGGTGATGCCCGCTGCACGCATCCGCGTATAGATCTCTTGCAGGTTGGCCGCGATGGCAGTCGCCGTGAGGCTGCCGAACAGGTCGTTGACGCCGATCATCACCAGGCCGTATTTCGGCCGGTAGGCGATCATGTCGCGGTCCAACCTGGCCAGCACATCAGCCGACTTGTTGCCGCCGACGCCGCCTTCGTTGACCAGCGTCAGGCGCTGGCCCAGCAACATGTTCGCCCAGGTGAAGTAGCCGATGGACGAATAGGCCTGCAGGCCTGCCGCGTTGGTGTAGTTGTTGTCGGTGAGGCTGTCGCCGATGAGGGCGATGGTGTTGATCCCAGCCCCTGACACCAAGGACGGGAGCGGCAGGTCGTTGACCGTGTAGACCTGGGTGAAGAGGCCGGTCGCCAGCAACTGGTTGGCCTCGGTGTCGCTGCGCTCGTCTTGCTCGCCCGGCTGCCAGACGGACTGCTTGCCGGTGTAGGGCAGCTCCGCCCAACGCACTTGCGTGCCGGTGTACTTGATGGTTTTGGACATGGTGTGCGGTCCTTCGGGTGGGGCTCAAGCGGATGCGCCCAACGGGCGCACGGCGGCTGAGTCCGAGGGTTACTCGGGGGCCTTCTCTTCCGACTTGTCGGGAGCCGCAGCTTTGGCCTTCACGGCCTTGGCGACGCCGTCTTCGATGGCTTGGGCGGCGCATTCTTCCGTCGTCTCGACGGGGTCGTCGCCGGGCTGGAATTCCTCGACATGGATTCCCTGGTGGGCGAACTTGTAGGGCTTGTGGAACTTGACAAGGGGCATGGCGTGCTCCGGTTGTGGAGTGAGGCGTCAGGCAAAGAAGAACCGCCCCAGCGGTGGAGGCTGGGGCGGCTGTTAAGCCGCGCGAGGCGGCATCCCTGGAGACAACCGGGTCAGGACGTGGCGAACTTGATGAGCTTGATGGCCTCGCTGTTGACGACCATGCCGCCCACGCGCTTCGTCGTGTAGAAGCCGACGTAGGGCTTGTTGCTGTACGGGTCGCGCAGCATGCGCATACCGATGCGGTCGACGATGGTGTAGCCGCGCTTGAAGTTGCCGAAGGCGATGGACAGGCTGCTGGCGGCCTTGGCGGGCATGTCTTCGGCCTCGGTGACGCCGTAGCCCAGCAAAGCGATGCCCAGGCCGTTCTCGGTCAGGCGCGGCTGCCACAGGTATTGGCCGGTGGTGTCCTTGAGCTTCATGACCTCGAACAGCAGGCCCTTGTTCATGACCCACTGCGAGCCGGCACGGTAGCCGGCCTTGAGCTTGGCCAGGGTGTCGTAGAAGATGTCTGCCTTGTTGCTGGCAGCAAAGTCGCCGGAGACGCCGGTGGCGATGTGCTCCAGCGTGCCGAAGGCGCGCGAGGAGTCGGCCGTGGCGGCGGTGGTGTAGGCCAGGAAGCCCTTGGGCTTGTTGGTGCCGTTGCCGGACACGAAGGCGGAGCCCTCGGCCACGGCGAACTCCTCCAGCAGCTGAGACTGAATCTCGGCCTCGACGTCGAAGAAGAGATCGTCCAGCGCCTGCTGCGTGATCTGCGGGTTGGCGTAGAGCTCGCCCATGAAGACGGGCACCTCGGCCAGCTGGCTGGTGTTGGTGGCCGTGCGGGCCGCGGTTTCACCGACCCAGCCGGAGGCGATGCCGTTGACGTTGACCAGCTTCTTGTAGTCGCTGGTGCCGGTGCGCACGACATTGGCAAGGCCGCGGATGGGGCTGATGTCGCGCTGCAGCTTCTCGATGTCGCGGTCGATGTCCTCCGGCAGGGCGTAGCCGCCGTCGGCCGGGGTACCGACACTCCAGGCCTTCTTCTGCAGCTCTTTCAGCTGGGCATCGTCATCGCCCTTGCGGACAAAGCGATCAAAGAAGGCGGTCTTGTAGGCAGCCTTATCGGGGTTGCCCTTGTGGCCGCCGCCGAGCAGGCCGGCGACGTTTTGCTTGGACTCCAGCAGCTCCAGATCCTTCTTCAGGTCGAGCGCCTTGGCGACGTCGGCCTGGATGGCGGCCAGCTTGGCGTCGGTGTCGCCGGTGGGCAGGCCCTTTTCGACCTTGGCCAAGCGCTCGTCGTTAGACGTCTTGAAGTCCTCGAAGCGCTGCATGATCTTGTCGAGCAACTGCTTGACCTCAGTCGCCGCCACGGGGGCATTGGCCAGCAGCAGTCCGGTGGCGAGCTGGTCCCCGCTGAGGTGGTGGCCGAAGGCGATGACCATCGGCAGGGAGACGAGGGCCACGACGACCAGGAGCGCGATGCGCGTGATGTTGCGGGAGAGTTTCACGATGGGTTCCTTTCGGGCATGAAAAAGGCCGCTCGAAAGCGGCCTGGCGGGTGGTGGAAGTAGCGGTCAGGTGAGGGATGCGCTCAGGGCTTTGAGGCCCGGGAGCAGTTCGCCCAGCTGATCGGATTCGCTCCGACCCGCGAGGGACTTGTGCAGCGCGTCAAGGCCCGCCAGCAGGTCGGCGTCGTGCTCGGGCTCAGCCCGGGCGGACAGCGACTTGATGTGGGACACGAGCGCCACAGCCTCGGCCTTGCTGAAGCCACCTGCTTCGCGCAGGTGGCGTTCAACGTCGGCCAGGGATTCGAGGGCAGCCAGGCGGGTTTTCACGTCGGTGACGCCGGCCATGGGGTTCATCGGGAAGGTGACGATGGAGCCTTCGTAGAGGTCAACGCGCTTCAAGGTGCGCACGTCGGTGACACGGTCCCAGCTGTCGTCGCGGCTGACGTAGCCGATGGACATGCCGTTGATGGCCTTGGCCTGGAGCAGCGCCCTGGCCTCTTTGGCGCGGGGCACATCGTTGACGAGCAGGCGACCCTTGACCCACAGGCCGACGCTGTCTTCGCGCATCTCCAGGAACGGGCCCAGAGGCTCGCCGGTGCGGTGCTGCCAGAGCACCGGGGGCAGCGCACCCTTGGCCTTCCAGGCCGCGAGGCTGTCTGCGAAGGCGCCGGGCAGGATGACGTCGCCGCCGAGGTCGACGTTGTTGAAGACGCTGACGTAGCCGGAGAAGGTGCCGTCGTCTTCGATGGCCTTGAGCTCGAAGGGGCGCTCGATGTGCTTGAGTTCCATGGTGGCGGGCTTTCAGGCGTCGGCCGGGGCCGGTTGTGGGGTGGCGCCGGTGGCGAGGTTGACCGGGGTGAGAGGCTCGTCGAGGCCGGGCAGCGGGTTGAGGTCGAGCATGTCGCGGGCTTCATTGCGGGTCATGACGCCGCGTTCGGTGAGGCGGCCGATGTACTCGCCGGTGTCCTTCATGGCGCCACGCAACAGGCCCACGGGGTTGAGGAAGGTGTAGTAGCCGGCCTTGCGCTCATCCTCTGTGAGCAGGAAGACGTCGGCGGACTGCTCGATGCGCTCGTACCAGGGCAGCAGGGTGTGCACGACGTGTGCGATGAACTGCTGCTCGACGCTGGCGTAGGCGGTGGCCTTCTCGGTCTCCATGGCCATGACGGGCTGCACGCGCATGGCGCGGCAGATTTCACGGATCTGGAAGGCGCGCGTCTCCAGGTGCTGGGCGTCGACGCTGGATAGGGTGAAGGGCTGCCACTTGGCGCCGTTGTCGAGGACCAGCGGGGCGGCTGAGCCGGCCTGCTTCTGCAGCCAGGCGGAGAGGTCTTCGTACTGCTTCTTGTCGAGCTTGCCATCGACGGACCAGGCGCCGGAGCTGCGCACGCCTTCTTTGTGGAGCTTGGCCTGGGTCTCTTCGGTGGACATGGCCAGGCCGATGGCTTCGCGGGCGAGCTTGCGCAAGCCGATGGCCGTGAGGCCGTTCCAACTCGGCCCGCGGACGTGCCAGACGTCAGACTCGGCGAGGGCGCGCTCGGTGTGGTCGCGCCCGGTGACGACGTAGCGCAGGGTGCCGTCGTCGGCGATGTCGGTGCGGATGCGCTGGGGCTCGATGAGCACGAGCTCACGGATGCGGCGATCAGCACCCACGCGGCTGATGTATGCGAAGGCGGCACCCTGGTCGCTGGCCAGGATGTGCAGCAGCATGGTCTCGCGGAAGGCGAACGAGGTCTGCCAGCGGTTGGGGCGGCGGTGGAGCACATCCCACAGCGCGTGGCCTTCGGCGGGCAGCCGGTCGCGCTGGCCGGGCACCTTGCGCATAACAGTCCAGGGCACTTGGGCAACGCCTTCGGCTATGACGCGGACGCAGCACAAGAAGGCCGTCACCTCCAGCGCAGTCTCACGGTTGACACTGGCTCCGCTCTTGGTGGCGCCGCCGCCGAAGACGCCGGCCAGCAGCTGCGCGAAGTTGGCCGCGCTGAACGGCGTGGGATTGCTCTTGCGGCTGAAGGGCCAGAGGTTCACGCGGTCTCCCAGAAGGATTTGCCCTCGTCGGGCTTCGCCGCACTGCCGTAGGCCATGACGGCGGCGACGACGAGGTCGATGCGGCCTGTGGCCTTGACCTTGTTGAGCTTTCGGTTGCCGGCGGGGTCGCTGTCGGTCACGGCGTTGGCGGCGCACCAGGTCAGCACCGGGTGGCCGTTGTGGGCGACGGTGCGGTTGAGGATGGCGGTCTCGAAGGTGTCGAGCGCGGGGCTCATGTCCTTGAAGCCCTGCCCGAAGGGGATGAGTTCGGGCAGGCTGATGCCGTCATCGGCGGCCTGCTGCTTGAAGTCCTCCAGGCGCCAGCGGTCGGCGGCGATGTGCTGCACTTCGAACTCGGCGCAAATCTGCGCGACGCGCTGCAGGACGTGGCGCTTGCTGATGGCGGCGCCGGGCGTGGTTTCGAGGTGGCCCTGCTTGACCCAGGCGGGGTAGTCGACGCGGTCGCGGTCGGCGCGGTGGCGCAGGGTGAAGTCGGGGCCGCCCTCGGGCAGCCAGGCCCATGGGAGCATGTGCCATGGTTCGCCGGCTTCGGCCGGCTCGACGAGCAGGATGAAGGCAGTTAGGTCGGTGGTGCTGGAGAGGTCGAGCCCGCCCCAGGCGCGGCGGCCGCGCAGATCGGCAGCGGTGAAGTCGCGCCGGCAGGGCTCCCACACGGCGGCGGACAGCCACGGCGAGATGGCGGCCGTCCACTGGCAGAAGTTCAGGCGCCGGACGATGGCCTCTTTGCTGGGCATGCCGCGGGCCTCGGTGACCTGCTCTCGCAGGTACTGATAGCCGGGCAGGTTGGCGAACTGCAGCGAGGGGTTGGCCTTGGGCCAACAGGTCTCGTCGGTGATGGGGTCGTCGCCTTCGTCGAGGCCGCACACGAACGAGAAGAAGGCGTCGTCGACCTTGGCGCCGGCGGCGACCTGAGTGGCGTAGTCGTGCATCAGGCCGCAAGGGGTGGTGAGGCCGGCGCCGCTGTTGGTGATCAGCAGGATGAGGGCTTGGCGGCGGCTCTTGGTGCCGGCGCGCATGAGCTGGTAGACGACGTCGGTCTTGTGCTCGTGGTACTCGTCGATGAGGCCGATGTGTGGCCGCGGGCCGGACTGGCCTTCATCCGCGGCGATGGGGCGGAAGAAGCTGGCAGTGGCGCGGTAGGCGAGGTTCCAGGTGGCCTCGCCCACACCGGACTTGGTGAGGCGGGCTGCAAGCTCGGGCGACTGGTCGGCCATTGCGACGGCGTCGCGGAACAGGACCATGGCCTGGTCCTTCTTGGTGGCGGCGGCGTAGATCTCGGCGCGGGCTTCGCCGTCGGCGGTGAGGCCCTTCATGCCGACGCCGGCGGCCAGGGGCGATTTGCCGGAGCCCTTGCCGGTTTCGACGTAGGCGACGCGGAAGCGGCGCGGGAAGTCGAGCGGGCCGACGCGGCGGGCGCGCGAGCCGTCATCGCGCAGCCAGCCGTAGAGGCTGCCGACAACGAACGCCTGCCAGCCCTGGAGGATGAAGGGCAGACCCTCGAAGTCGCCACCGTTGAGGCGCAGCACTTCCTCGAAGAAGGCGATGGCCTCGGCCGCGGCTTCGGCGGACCAGATGAGGCCGCGCTCGGCGCCGGTTTCGAGGTCGGCCAAGTGTCGACGGCAGGCGGCGCGGACGTGCGGGCCGGCGATGGTTTCGCCCGCGAGCACGCTGTGCGCGAAGGCGGTGGCGCGATCGACCGGCGCGGCAGGCTTGCGGCGCGAGCGGGCAGGCTTGCGCCCGGCCTGGGTGACGGCCGGGCGGTCGAGGACTTCGGCGGTCACTTGAAGAAGCGGGAGGTGCCGGCGGGCTGGGCGTTGTCGGAGCCGAAGAGACCCATCTGCGGGTCGACCATCACCTTGGAGCGGCTGGCTGGGTCCATGCCAAACTTGGACATGAAGCCCTCGGCACGCTTGGCGAGCATCTGCTGGGCGACGAGCAGTTGGTCGAGCATCTCGGCGCCGGTCTTGCGGCTGGTGGTGACGAAGTCGTCACCGCGCTTGGCACGCACGTAGCGGTAGTCGGCGATCGCGTCGCACAGGATCTCGAAGGCAACCTTGTCGGCGACGGTGAGCACCTGGGCCTTGCGCAGCATCCAGGCCAGCTCGCGCCAGACGAGGGCGGAGCGCTCGGAGAGGTGCGCGGGGGGATCGAGGTCGCTGAGCAGGTCGAACTCGGGTTCGTTCGAGTTGCCGGCGCGCTTGCCGCGGTTGCCTTCCAGCGCCTTGAGGGCGGTCGGCTTTGCTGGCCTGCCCATTTAAGCCCCCCCCTCCAATTTCGCGGTCTTGCGACGGCCTGTTCCCTTCGTTCGCAAGAC